ATCTTTCATGTAACTTGGAAGTGCTAGTCCGTCGACTAGTTAGTCACTTGCCAAGTTACCTACTGGGTTGGTAACCTAATGCGTTTACATATAGTGCCCAGATCTAGTCTGGGATCACTATACAAAATTCAATTTTTAAAGAACATCTAGTTAATTTCTAACTAGTCTCTAGTATAACACAATGTGCAATACTGATCAAATTGTTTTTGCAATTCCCTTCACTTTGGAAGGACTCTGTTAAGAACACTTTGTTTCTTAACTTGTTTCTATTGTAGCACTCTACAAATATTTGGTCAACCAATATTTGAAGATTTTTATGTACTACTAAAGTAGTAATTTTGGTGGAGGCCGAGGGAATCGAACCCTTCTAGACAGTATGCTTGCAAAGCAAACCCGTAGCCCACTACTGCCCCCATATTGGTACCGCTGGAAGGAATCAAACCTCCGTCCCCACGTTCGTAGCATGGTGTCCTGTTCATTGAACGACAGCGATATTATTGGAGCGGGCGAAGAGATTCGAACTCTCGACATTTACCTTGGCAAGGTAATGCTCTACCAACTGAGCTACGCCCGCATTGTTTGGTGCCCCGTGACAGAATCGAACTGCCGTCCCCTGATTACAAAACAGGTGTTCTACCATTTAACTAACAGGGCAAAATTGGCTCCACAGCCTGGGCTCGAACCAGGGACCAAATGATTAACAGTCATCTACTCTACCAACTGAGCTACTGCGGAATAAAAAATGGTTGCCACGGACAATTTCGAAATGTCGACTTATCGCTTATCAAGCGATTACTCTGCCTCTGAGTTACGCGGCAATCTGGCACGGGTACTAGGGCTCGAACCTAGAATGACAGAGTCAAAGTCTGTAGTGTTACCATTACACTATACCCGAACAAAAACTTGGCGTACCCACTAGGACTCGAACCTAGACTGACGGTTTTGGAGACCGCGATGCTGCCATTACACTATGGATACCCAACACACTCTTGCGAATGTGTGTATTAAAAAGCACAGTCTGCGACATTGCAGTCCAGGTCAGCTCTATGCTCTTTAATACAAACTAATTTTTAGTCCCACAAGAGGGATTCCATCCTAGTCGCCGCCCATTTGCCCATGTTTAGAGTGCGGGCTAGGATCTCGTTTCCTACAACACTTTGGCTAATTTACACTAAACGTCGGCGACATGGCCAACGCTTCGCGATATTTTCTAGCACGTTCAAACTTATCTTGAATAAGTTTTTGAAGCTGTTCTTTAGTCATCTCCCCAAGAGCAGTTTCATAAGCTGGTTCAACAATTCGTTTGTTTAATTTTTCGTAATCTATCTGTTCCATTTTTTCCTTTATAAAATAAAAAACCCTGGAGTGTTTAGTTCCAGGGTCCTTTTGAAGGTTGAGAGTTAATTTTACTTAACTATCCCATCCTTCTCGGGACCTTGTGTGTTCTGTGATACTATTCTTATCTGCAAAAGAGCGTGACCAGCCACATGACTGTGTCATCTCGGGTTTTTGCATTGCTGAATAGTTCGTGTGTTTCATTGTAAATCTTATTGTAGTATATTTACCTATAGTTGTCAACCATGGAAAATTCCTGTGTTGTATTTATACAACAATTAAAAATTAGTGCCCTAGATAATTCACCCGGGCTTGTAATTAAGCAACTGATACCATTGTAGCACAACTTCTCTAGATTTGTCAACACTTATGGATAAGTCTAACCGATCTTGGCAATACTTCAAGTGATCAATCAAAACATCCACATCCAACATGTCCGTAAAAGAAAAAGTATGTACTGAGTTGATATTGTAGAATTCTTTCAGCAATCTCGCTTGATTACTATATACCCACTTTTGATAAAAATCAACTGGTGGTGTGCGTGGGCGCAACTGATGAATGATATCAACACAGTTATCAGTTAAGTAGATTCCAATAGACCGTTTGCTCCCAGTAATATTGGATAGCAAACTATGTTGTTTTTGATCATTCAAGTAATCCAACTCATAAAAATGACATTTGTGTACATAGCGATCGCAAAAATCGGCAGATTCAATATTGCTCAAATGATTGTTGCTATTGACGTTGTAAAACTTAATAAGATGGGTGTTTACTGGTGAAGTTGCAAGATGTTTGTCCCACTGAACTAACTTTTCTTCACTAGACATATTTTTAAATCCAACTGATGCCGTGCGATCATCCAGACTTAGTAAAAACGATAAAAGACCACCACCAGCATTGATGGGTTGAATTACAAAAAAATTTTCTGCGGAATAATTAAACATTGGATATTTAACAGTTAAATATTGGATATGCAATTTTCACTGTACTTTACTACTGTTGGTTCTGCGCCAGAAATCAAAGTTCAACTACTACATCAAAACAAAGTAGTTGGACAATTTGAATGTGATGATACGTTGCATCAAGTTACCTTTGACGTTGGTGACACCAATATCCGACAGGACCAAACAGTTACAATTCAAATGGTTGGGAAACAAGACAAGCATACAACGATTGACAATCACTATAATATAATTCAAGATTCGCATGTACAAGTTGAAAAAATAATTTTTAATGGCGTCGATGTTACAGAAATATTTTGTCAAGGATCCCAATCCTATTTGCATGATTGTAATGGCTCTTCACAAATTAATCAACATAAATTTTACGGATACATGGGGTGCAATGGCCAAGTCAATCTTGATTTTTACACCCCATTATATCGCTGGTACTTGGATCACACTAGCTAATCAGTGATTACATTGTGGGTCCATTGCCGTTTTTAAAACCTACACTACCGCCTTCTGCTTCGATGCGTTTGATAACATCTTCAAACAAAATAGGAGCAAAGTCAGTTTGTTCCACACATACACAATGATATCGAGTGTCTATCAATGACTCATCACTAAAAAGATCTCTATACATTACTCGTCTTTGATGGGTATGTCCGTGAATGTTAACACCAAATCGTCCTAACGACTCTGGGTGAATAGGAATATGACTCAAGATCATTCCGTTCATGACATGGTATGCCCGTAATTCACGAAAGTATTCACGATACTCGTCGTCGCGGAAGATGTCATGATTGCCGCGGATTAATACTTTGTCTCCGTTCAACCTGGTCAATGTCTTCAAGGCTTTACGATTAATAACAACGTCACCTAAATGGTAAACTTTGTCAGTGGGACGCACACGGTCGTTCCACCGACGGATCATCTCCTCATCCATCTCGTCAGGATCAGTCCATGGGCGAATTTTTTCGCCATCATCGCCGGTGAAACGACACACACCGGTGTGACCAAAGTGTGTATCGCTTGTTAAAAATACTGCTGGCATATTAATTTCCTAACATTCAATGTCTATGTTTCTACCCTTGTCCAAATCCAACCGAAGATTTCTACTCACTCGTTCTGCTATGATTTGGTCAAGTCTTCGTTGTTCAATCTTTTTGGCATAATCCTCAGTTCGTTGTTTTTCCATACGAGCTTGATCTAGACGATACTGTTCTTGATTGTACTTTATAACACTTTGTTCTGCTCTTGAGATTTGCATTTTATATCATACTTTCAAATTAATTAGCATACCAAATTTCTTGGAAACCCTCATCCTCAGTTGGGTCTTCCCAACTTGCAAGCATTCCTTCAATTACCACCCACGGTATTTCTTTTCCAGGGCGACTATCCAATCTTTGTTTTAGCTCAATTCGTGAAGGTGTGGGAAATACCACAGCAATATGATAGTAGTTTGGCAACATGCTAAATTTGCGAACACGACTTTTAACAGTGGTGCTAGTCTGATCCCAAATGATATCATTGCTCATTTCTCTAGCCAAGACAACGTTAGTTGCCATCAGTTCAACTGCTCGAGGCATATAGTCAGTAAAGATTTCACTATAGGTTTTGCCTACTCGTTTGGCTTCTTCTTCGACCCAGTGGTCAGATGAAATAACACGGCAGTCAACGGCCCAATCTTGGCTGGCTACCCAGGTACTTTTTCCAGAACCGGGCACTCCAATTAATTGATAACATTTAGGCATGATTTTCATTATATGTGTATTATACATTTAAACAAATACCCTGTCAATGTGTAGGGCAACTGTGTTGTGATTTTACAACAGTTTATGGGTGTTTTGCACTAATGAAACCATACTCATTGACAGAGCCGTTGACTTCGTAGTACTGTTCTTCACTGTCGTATGTCCAACCCAACACTCGCATCATCTTGTGCTTGACCATTAAGTTAGGACTACGAAATGCTTTACAGTCATCAAAGCCCATCATGACTCCAACTTCGCAGACTGCACCACTACGGCAAACACCTGCAACACAATGTACAACAACATTCATTCTATTGGCCAAGGCATGTTGCAATAGCTGAACCAGACTTTCTGCTTGTGAATCTGTAACCTTGAAGTCTTCACCAAAGGCATCACCTTGCTCAAGATCCAGAAACTCAAATTGATGAGTCTCTTTGAACCGGTGCATGGGCACAGGAAATTCCATTGCCGGATCCACAATTTGAATCAGCATACTGTTTTCGCCAGCATTGTGATGACAACCTTTTGGGATATCACCTAAACTTACATTTTCGATCCACGGCATAAAATCTCCTGCGTTGTTAAGCTACTGTCAAGCCCTTGTATCGGTCAGCGGCGTAAGAAGCCGCAAAAGCGTTGGGTTTGATTAATGGAATAACGTTACAAGTACCACGAATGTATCCAATAGCTTCGTTCATGACACAGTTTGAACCGTGCATTTCGCTAGGACTAATGTCAAGGTGAACTTGAACATCGCGACCTTCAAGAACATCTGCCAGTTTCAAATACATTTCAGATACTTTGTAAACTTCGTTCATTAGTCGATAACGAGGCTTACCTTGTTTTTGATCAAAGTCCCGTTCACGCTGTACCTCGCCAAACAGTTTACAACCATTCTTACCGTTGATGTGAACAACAATTGCAATAATGTAATCGGCGTACCAATCTTTGTTGATCTTGAATCGTTCGGAATCACAACCAAGATAAATTTTGGTTTCTGGTGATTGCGTTGCAATAAAATCTCTTACTTCATCCAAGTCTATTTTGCGCATGATTACTCCATTAATATTTAAACATAATTTAGTACGGCTGTTGCATAGTTTAAATTGGTTTCGGCACCGGGATGTGATAAATCTCGAGCCAATGCATTGGTACGTGCGTTACTATCGGGTCCTATGTCTGGAATGTTTTCACTCCATACAAACTTGATTCCAAGTTGATTACACAGTCGATGTACTGCTAACACATTTTTTGCTTTGTTTAAATTGCCGTTATCTTCAGTTGTTACCCAGTGCTTGTACCACTCTACACCAGCTGGACCAACTGGATTTTGATTTAACCATTCAGGATTGGGCGAATAGTTATAACTTCTGGTGTTAGTTAGCATTTCAACTCTTTGGGGCGGTGTATTCCAAAATATAACTAATTTTGGTTTAATTTTTTCTAGCCAATTAAATGCAAATCTAAAAGATGTGTCATGTGACCCTCCGCCTATGCCCAAGTTGTAGCATGTTAAATTTAAATTTTTTCCAACAATATACGGCCAAGTTTCTTCAATTGGTAATCCAACCCCAAACGTCCAGCTACACCCTAACGCAACAAGAGAATTCGAAGTTGAATCAAATTCTTCGCATCGAAATCCGTGACTGTTAAATTTATAACTAATTTTTTTATCAATCCAACCATGTTGTTTCAGCTGATCATGTTTGTGAATTAAATTGTACTTGTACAGATCTTCCGAGTCTCCCGGTATCCAATTTACTTCTTGATTTGCAAATCTTTGATTAGCGTGAAAATTATTCATAATCTGATCTTGACTTTATCTGTTGACATAGTTAATTATGGTGCCCCAGAGGAGACTCGAACTCCTAAAATTTGGCTTCTAAGACCAACACGTATACCAATTCCGTCACCGGGGC